GTCGAGGTCAGCGACCAGCTTGGCCTGGGCCTTGGCGTTCTCCTCCGGCGTGGCCTGCTGGCCCATCGGGTTCTCTGCCGTGAGGATCGTCCAGTCGTCTTTCTCCAGCAGCGAGCCGATGTTCTCCAGGGAGAAGTAGGCGTCTACGCTGCGGGCGACGGGGCCTTGGTTGTAGGCGAGAGCGCCGGGATCAGACTGTTCAGCGGCAGCTTCCCAGTCGCCTCCCAGATCGGGTCCGAGGGCTCCAACATCCGCGGTTCCTTCAGCGACGACACGTTGGGCTGCTTCTTCATAACTCACATCCGCTGTTTGACGAGCGCCCAGCTCTCCGTACAGGCGCTTCTCATAGTACCACAGGACGGCCTGAATGTCCGCCACACTGATCTCAACGCCTTGGCGCTTGAGCGTAGCCCGCGCCTGGGCGACCGTGTCCAGCATGAAACTGCGGTCGGAGGCGTTGAAGGGCTTGTCCTCGATGTTCTCGAAGGCGGCCTTGTAAAGCGTGTTCGCTGCGGCCTCGATCTCGGAGGGGTTCTTGTAGCCGCGCGCCGCGTAGGCGTTGCGAGGCCCGACCGCCGCGGCCAGGGTCTCGTCGTCCGACAGGTTCGGTTGGCCCAGCAGCTCGCGGAAGCGGGCCATGCCCTGCGCGGTCGGCTTCTGCAGCAGGGTGCCTCGGTAGCGGTTGAAGGTGCGCGACCACCAGCGGTCCATCGTCAGGTAGCCGTCCGCGCCCATCAGGTTGGCGTAGAAGGCCCCGAGCTTCGGGCCGAAGATGACGGCGGCCAGCGGCAGCTTGACGTCGGCCTTGTAGCTGGTGGAGAACTCAACACCGAGCGCCGCGGCCTTCTTCTTCAGGTCCGACACCGTCAGCTCTTGCAGCAGCGTCTCGCGCATGCCTGCCGGGCCGAGCGTGTCGTGCAGCTCCTGCACCTTGGCCAGGTTCTGGTCGACGCTGGCCTGGCGCTGGGTGCCTCGGTCGGCGACGAAACGGCCGTCGGTCTTGAAGGCCCGGTAGATGCCAGCGGCCTGCTGGAAGTTCGGCACGACCTTCTGGCCGTCGGACGTGATGGCGATCAGCGCGGTGAAGGTGTCGCGGGCGTCCTTGTCCGTGGCCAGCTCTGGGAACTCTTGCGCGAAGATGTCGAGCGCGGCCTGGAACTTGGTCGAGTACCAGCCCACACCGGATTGCTCCGGGTTCTGCAGCTCGAACTGCACCTCCTCGGCCATCCACTTCGCGATCTTCTTCGCGGCTTCGGGGCTCCGGTCCTTGGCCGAGATCGACCCGTACTTGGCCCGCTGCCGCGCCTCGAGCGCAGCGGCGACCTGGCGGGTGCTGTAGCGTTTGTTCGGGTTCAGCCCGTACTTCTGCAGCGTCTCGCGACCGTCGCGCAGAGAGGCGCTCTGGGCGAAGCTCGAGCCGAACAGCTCCGCTGCCGCCTGCTCGCGGAAGTCTTCCGCGGGGCGGGTCGCGATGCTCTCGTTGGGATCGGTGCGCGCTGCGAGCCGCGCCAGGCGATCCTGTTGCGCCAGCTCGCGCATGCGCGCCGCCAGCCGCTGTGCGTCTTGCGCGGTGCGAACGGGCCCCTCCGGTTCCATGTCGACGGCATCGAACAGCGCGACTGCGCCGGGGATCACGGCGTCGCTGCGGTAGCCGCTGAAGCCTGCGGCCTGGATCGCCTTCTCGTAGGCGGTGGCGATCTCGTTGGGCGTGCCCTCGGTGGGCTTCAGGTTCTGCGGGTCAGCGTCGAAGTCGTAGAGCTTTGAGGCGGGGACGCGGGCCTGGTAGCGGAAGGAGCGGTTGCGGATGCCCGTGCCGGGCTCGCCGTTGTATACACCACGCACGCCGAAATAGGTGCGGCCCGGCGCACCGGCGGCGCGGCGCTCGCGCTCGGCGTCCTGCGTCACGCCCGTCGCGCCCCAGCGCGAGGGGTCGGACATCATCAGCCCCGAGGTGCTGCTGTAGTGGATCAGGTCGACCGTGTCTTCCTGCTCCATGACCCGGCGGCCGGTGCTGGTGGGCAGCTCGGCGGCGTAGCGCAGCTGGTACTTCTCAGCCAGCTGCTCGGCCGTCTTGCCGGTGCGCGCGGCCATGACGTCGTAGAAGGTGGCGGGCAGGGTCGCGTAGGCAGCGTTCACGTCCTTGGTGAAACGACCGGCGGCGTTCAGCTCTTCGGTGATGCGGGTCTGCAGGCGCTCGCGGCCAGCGCGCAGCTCCTCGGTGGCGGTGGCCTGGGCGACCGCGGCCTCGACCTCGGCCTGCAGCGCCTCGCCGCGCGTGGCCATGAACTCCTTGGCCTGGGCCTGGCTCATGGCGGAAGGGCTGATCCGCATGTGGGGCAGCAGAGCCGCCGTGGCGTCGGTCGTGGCGAGGTGCGCTGCGAACTCGCCGGTGGTGATGCGCACGTCGCCGCCGGTGGCGATGGCGTTGGGCAGCTGGTCGGCCAACGACGGGATCGCGGCGGTCACCTCTTCGATGGACACACCGGCGTCGTTCAGGCTTTGGGCGAAGGTCTGGGCGTCGACGTAGATGTTCTCGGCGGGACCGTTCTCGGTCATCTGCTCGACGAACTGCTGGAAGGTCTGCGGGTCGCGCTCGCGCAGACGCGACGCGGCGGACAGGTCGGTCAGGTCTTGGAAGGTCTGGGCGGCTTGCTCTGCGCTGGCGGCGTCTGCCTCCATGCGGGCTTGGCTTCTGCGCCTGCCCGGGGTGAGCAGGTCAACGGTCAGGGCAGCGATGGCACCGGCGGTGCCTCCGACAGCGCCCGCCTCCGCAGCGCCTTGGCCCGGCGATACGTCTTCCCCGAGCAAGGCCGCCGCCAGCAGGTTTTGGCCGACCGTGTCTGCCACTTCGGTGGTGCCTTCACCGATGCCGCCAACCAGAATGTTCGCGAGGCGGCCTTGGACCTGCGCTCTCAACGCAGGAGGCAGGCGGCCCAGCACAGCGTCAAGGCCGAGCTTTTCTGTAATCAGGGTCAGCGCGCCGCCACCGCCGAGAGCGATGTCGTCCGCCACGGTGTAGTCGGTGCGCCCGTCCCGCGCCATAGCCTCTTCGACGCGCACGTCCATGCCGCGGACGCCTTGGCCCGTCATGGTGATCGCCGAGCCCGTGCCGCCGGTGACTATGTTAACGCCGATCTGCGTGGCGATTTGGCCAAGCGCGTCGACCACGTCGCCAGTGAAGCCGGTGTCCCGGGCTTGGGGAAGGAGGTTATTCTGGGCCCCGTACAGGGCGCGCTCTCTCGGGTTCAGCGTGCCCGCAATGTTGCGCGCGCCGATTTCTATCCGGGCACCGAGATCGACGCCACCCTCGAACAGGCGTTGCGTCGTGCTGTCGTCGGCGTAGCCGAGCCGGTCGGCGAGACGCTGCCCGCCCCGGCTAATCCCGGCGATAGCACTGCCCAGCATCCCGCCGCTGCCAGCCAGACGCCGACCCAGGTCGCCGGTGAAGGTCAAAGTGCGCTCGATGCCGGTCAACGCCGGGAGGTCATCATGCGCGACGGCGGCGTTCTCGGGGCGGGACAGGAACGCCGTGATCTCAGGGAACTGATCCGGCAGGTCTTGCCAGTTGGCCGGGGGCAGCGGCACATTCTGTTGGCGCGCGGTGGCGTAGGTGTCGACGGGCATGCCACGGCGCGCCGCCTCCCGGCGGTCGGAGGCGACGGTGTCTGGGTTCAGGGTCGACGCCGTTTCCAGGGAGCGTTGGAGCCTGCGCCGCCCAGGGATCAACTCGTCGAAGATGTTGTCTTCTGGCTCTTGGAAAGACATTGTGTCCTAGTTTCCCTGGGTCACGCGGACACGAACGTGTTCGCGGTAGATGGCCGTCTCGTCGATGTCGCCACGCGGCATGCCGAGAATAATCAACCGCTGGCGGGCCGCTTCGCGGTCGGCCTGGCGCATGCTGTCGTAGCCCGTCGACGTCCTGCGGTTGCCCGCCGCCAGACGGGCGAGGCGGGATTGGATTTCTTGCCTGATTTCGTTCTCGTCGAGCTGACGGCCCGCGGCGACCTGCCGCGAAACGACCCACTCGCGCACGCCTTGGTCCAACACCTCCAGCTGTTGGCGGTCTTCAAGCGCGCCGGGGCCGGAAGGAGTACGGTCGATCCCCATGATGTCAGTCACGGAAGCGAAAGCGCGGGTGTACTCCGCGTGCGGGACCACGGTCGCGGCGCGGGCTGCTTGCTTTTGGGCCTCGCTGGCCCGGGTGGACTGACCTATGAGGCTCTCCAGATCGGAGGTGGATAGGTAGGGGCCGAACTCGGCCTCGATCTCTTGCGGCGACTGGCGGGCCAGCCGCGCTAGTTGATCGGAAGTCATCGCCGCGAGCCGCAGGCGCACAGCCGGGTCGCTGCGCATCACGGGGTCCGCAAGGCGCGCGAGGCGAGCGTCGAGGTAGCCCTGCACGCCGTTGAGGCGGCCCGGCGGAAGCGCGGCCAGCATCGCGGGCGTCGGCATGGTGCTGGTCTGCTCAATGTGTTGGTAGGCAGCGTCGAGCGCCGCCTGTTCGGCCTCGCGTTTGGCTCTATCCTCTTCGCCGTAGACGCGCGAAATGGCGGACAAAGCGGCCTCCCGCTGGACGCGGTTGTTGCTGAAGCGTTGCCGGGCATCGGCCTCCATCTGGGCGCGGGTCGGGCGGCCCGCGGCAGCCTGCCCCTCGGCCTGCTGCGCGCTTTCGCCGATCAGCGTCTCGGGGTCGACCAGCTCGCCGTTCCTGCGCATAGTGACGTGCAGGTGGGGGCCCGTGCTGCGGCCGGTAGAGCCGACGCGGCCGATGTTCTGGCCCGCGGTGATGTCTTGCCCTTCGCGCACGTCAGCGCCCTGCAAGTGCGCATAGCTGCCGATGAGGCCGTTGCCGTGGTCGATCCGCACGATGTTGCCGTTCAGCTCGTCATAGCTCACTTCGAGCACGCGACCGCCCATCATGCCGCGGGCAGGCGACCCGAGGGGGGCGGCAAAATCGGTACCGCCGTGCATCGTGCGGGCACCCGTGATGGGGTGTATGCGCATGCCCATCCGGGAGGAAACATCCGCGCCCGGGGCTGGGTGTTGGAACTCGCTGCCGGGCTGGCCGGGGGGCGGGGCCACACCCTGCCGGGCAGCGGCGACATACGCCTCGGCCTCGTTGTAGGCAATCCCGACCGAAAGAGTGTTCTGCGCCGCGTTCTGCTGCGCTGGCGTCATGAAGCCTCGGTAGCGATCAAAGAGCTGTTGCGCCCCCTCGAAGTCTTCGTCCTCCGTCGCGATGATCGCGTCGAGGTAGGCTTTGCCGGTGACGTCCAGCACGGCCAGTTCGTCGCCCTCCGTCGACAGACCTTTTCTGCGGCGATCCGAGATCACCGCATCGCGGATGTCGCGGCGGGCCGGGCCCGTGACGGTCTCGTCCCCGGGGTTACCGAGGATGGCCTGCTGCCCGATGGCCTGCCTCGTGACCGCGACCTCGGCCTCGTAGCTCTCCCGTTCGCGGGAAGCGTGTTGGAGCATGCTGCCACGGTACTGCGTCGTGTAAGTGCTGGCGCGCGGCGCAAACATCTCGAGCTGCTCGCCCGTCAGGCCCATCTCTCTCGCGATGTCGCCGACGGATTTCTCAAAACGTGCGCCGTACACTTGGTCTAGGGGTTCGCGGTTCTCGCCGACAGCGATAGCCGCTTCGCCCCGCAGCCCCGACCACTCAGCCTGCTGTTCTTGGGCGGCGACGGCAACGCGGTTCAGCGCGTCGTTTACCCGGGTCTCGTTGAGCTTCTCGACCTCGGCGCGGTAGATCGCGCCCACGGCCTGCCCGGCCTGGGACAGGGCCTGGCCCGTCTGCTGCATCTGGCGCGAGGCGAACTCCGCTCCGCGCGAGGCGTCGGGCGCGTCGAACTGGCCCGGGGCTTGGCCCGGGGCGACGCGACGTTGGTCGTCGATGCGAAGGTTGGCCATCAGCCGCCGTAGCCCCCGAAGCGGGACATCGGCCGGTCACGGCCGCCACGGAAACCGGAGCCCGACGAGGGCTTCATAACGGCTCCGTTGCCCTTGAACATGCCCATGCTGTAGGCGCTCTGCGCCATGCTCGTGGCGCTGCCCAGAAGGCTGGTCGCCGCTGCGCCCATCGGGTTGATGCCCTTGGCGTTGGCCCGGGCGGCGCGGCCCTCGTTGCGCATGTTGGTCGCCTCCGTGCGCTGGCCCCAGGCCGCGCGCACGGCGTTGATCCGCGCCTGCTGCGCGTCCTCGGCGGTGACCAGGTCAGTGCCGACCACGATGGCCTGCGCGGTGGTGCTGCCGAGGGCGATGCCGCTCGCGCCCATCTCTGCGCGCTGCGTGCCCTTCTGCCGGGCACCGCTGCGCTCGATCTCTTGTGCCTGATAGGCCCCCTGGTCCAGTGCGATCTGCGCGCGGCGCTCTGCCAGCTCCGCGTTCATGTCGGCCATCTGGGCCTGGAACCCGAGCGCGCTCTTCTGGGACTTGGCCGAGCCGTAGGCACCAATGGCCGAGGTCGCCGCGCCTACGCCCTGAAGGGCCATGCTGGCTGCGGGGTTACACAAGGGGGCCTCGCATCTCAAAGCGGTGGAAGGGGAGGCCTTCGACACCGAAGGGTTGGGCTTCGCTGATCTTGAACCCCAGCCTCTTCAGCCAGGAAATGCTCGTCGTGTTGCGGGCGTCGACGTGGTTGAACAGAAGGGGGTATTCGGCCAGCACGGCAGCACAGTACGAGCGGGAAAGCCGGTTTAACATACGGGGCACACGGCCCAGGCCGGGCGTGCCGACCAGCCACGGGTAGGCGGTGTTGGACAGGGCCGCCGCTGGCACGAAACCGAAGAGCGCGACGATCTCGCCTTGGTGCTCCGCGACAAAGGACATCGGGCCCAGCCGACCGTGCGACAGCTCGACCGCCTCGCGCAGCTGGCCGAGCACGTCGGGCCCCGAGGCGGCGACCAGCTCGTCGCGGTCGGAGCCTCGCAGGTTCGGCTCGATGGTGTCGGCGTCCGCGATCTGGGCGAAGCGCACCTCAACCGGCAAGGACAGTCTCCGCGGAGATCGACAGCACGGTCAGGGGAAGGGGGTCGGACTGGCGGATGCAGATTTGCCCGTTGGTCGACCACTGCGGCCCGATCTTGATGGCGATCTCGTCGGTGGTCAGGTTGGGCGGCGCGCCGTACACCTCGGTGGTGCGCTGTTTGTACTCGGTCAGGCTGGTGAAGCTCGGGCCCGCAAACACGCCGGAGCTGCGGTAGACGCGCAGCCACACCTCGTTGACGTTCTTCGGTCGGCCCTGGCCCGCGCCCGGCATCTCGACGGCGAAGGGCAGGGTCTGCAGGTCGGCGGTGATGGGCAGGCCGATGATGATCTTGGAGGCGGCAGCGGGCAGCGCCTCTGGCAGGCCGCCCGCCACGACCGTCTGCTGCGGGCAGACAGCGCCGTCTGCCAGGATCGACACGGTCTTGCCGTTGAGGTGGGAGAGGCCCGAGGTCACCGTGCTGATGGCCGAGCCGCTGTAGTAGACACCGGCGTCCACGAAGAAGGCGTCGGCCGCTGCGCTGAAGGCCCTGCTGCGCATGCGCTCGACGTAGCGCACCGAGCTACCGTTGATCGTGCGCCGGATGATGGCGTAGAGCGCCGTCTCGGTGCCCTCGCGCACGGCCGCGATGCTCTCGAACGCGCCGTCGGTGTCGTGTTGGTGCCAGCCCGACACCTGCTGCTCGGGGATGTAGGTCAGGCCCAGCAGCTTGCCGCTCGAGCTGACGAACCAGAGGACCGGGTAGGGCGACTTGGTCTGGGCGGTGTCGACGATCTCGTAGGTGTCGAACAGGTGCGGTGCGCGCAGCGACAGGTCGCCGGTCAGGTAACCGGCGGCGGTGTCCTGGTACGACATCTCGCGGATGTGGCCAGCCGTGTCGGCGAAGATCAGGTTCGAGCCGGTGGTGATCGGCGTGGCGGGGCCCGCGCCGACGAACGACTGCGGTCGCACGCTGAAGCCGCCCGGCGTCAGGGCGTTGCCGCCGGAGGAGATGCGCCACTCACCCGCCTGGGTCATGACGATCAGGTCTTGGAGAGGGACCAGGTGGATGATCTGGTTATAGTCGCGGGCGGCGATCTCGAACTGGATGCTGTCGTCGTCGCGCGGCGGCACCGAGAAGTTGAAGTCGACCTCCGACCCGGTGCGCGTGGTCCAGATGTTCTGGGGCTGTGTCGTCGAGCCGCCGAAGACCTTGCGCTGCTCGAAGTAGGTCACCGCTCCCGGGTAGTTGCTGGAGGCGAAGGGGTCGGAGGCTTGGGGCGGCGTGATGCCGCCGTTGGCGGGCAGGTTGTCGTCGATCACGCTGACCGAGCCGTTGCCGTCGAGCACCGCGATCAGGTAGAAGAGGCCGCCCGCTTGGCGGTAGACCCGGTAGCCCGTGGCCCCGGTGCGTGCCGTCCAGCTGACCGTGTTGTAGGTGTTGGCGGCGCTCAGGTTGTTGGACGCCGTGACGGCCGCCGACGCCGCGCTCTCGGCCGTGGCGGTGGTCGCCGTCACGACATACGCGTCGTTGCGCAGGAAGCTCGCCCCCGCCGTGGTAGGCGTGACGGCCAGGCCCGCGGGGGCGTCGATGCCAGGGCCGGTGGTGGCGTTGGCCAGGGCCCAGCTCGTAGCGCCTGAGCGGCGCAGCTCCTGCGTGACGTAGTCGGGGTGGACCAGCGTCAGCACATCCGCCGACTGCACGAACTTGACGTCGAACAGGTCGGCCTCTGCGTAGCTGTTGGCGACCTCGTAGGGGCTGCCCGACGAGAGGACCGTGCCGCCCTGGCTGTGGAAGCGGAAGTAGCCCGCCCCGAACTCGATGACCACCGTGTCGGAGACGCTGAAAGTGAAGGGCAGGAGGCGGGTTTTCTTGGTGCTGTCCTTGACCTCGCGCACGAACTGGAAGCCTGCGCGGTTCTGCGCTGGCCCGTGGGGCAGGGTGATGAAGTTGCGGCACAGGGCGAGGCCCGTCTGGTAGCGGACGTCGTCGATCCGGCCGTACATCTCGGGCGTGATCTCGCCCCCGGCCATCGAGCGGAAGTTGGTGCGCGTGGTGGCACCCATCAGCGTGCCCCCACCCAGGGGGCGACGTGGGCGTCGCGGACGCGGCTGGCGCGGCGCTGCTTGGCGTCCATGACCTGGGCCTGGTTCAGATAGACGCCCATCGTCTGGAGCATCTGGGCGGCGACCGTGCGGCCCGTCTCGCCCTTCAGCACCGGGCCAGCCAGGAAGCTGGCCAGGAAGTAGGAGAGCGCCAGGGTGAAGAGGGGCGGGAAGAAGCTGGGGATCGTCACAGCGACGGTGTAGCGGATGCGCGCGTCGACCACGTTGGTGTAGAGCACGCGCGTGTTGTCGGAGCGGCCCTCGATCTCGAAGTCATTGACCCCGTTGATGGCGGCCAGCGGGCCGTAGGCCGTGCCGACGAAGTCGTCGGCGTCTTCCGCACCCTGAACGGCGAACACATTCAGCACGTTGGAGGGCAGGGCGTAGGCGTAGGCCCACTGCGTGTTGGGCTTTTCGGCGAGCAGGGCCAGCGTCGTGCGGCGCAGCGCGAAGTTCCAGGGGTACATCTCGAGCAGCGCGTCGCGCGCGATGGGGTAGAACAGGGCGGCCTGCTCGGCCTGCGCGCTGCCCTCCGGGGGCTCGAGGTTCACGACGGTGGCGTCGTCGCCGAGGTGCGACAGGGCCAGGTTTGCAATCGCTACGGAAGTTGTCAACGGAGGCCTCCTTGGCGCACATACCGCGCCGCTTTTTCGAGCACGGCGCTTTGGTCTTTGAAGTGGCCAAGCCCCGTGTTGCACGAGTGACAGAGCAGCCCACGGAACGCGCCCGTGGCGTGGTCGTGGTCTACGTGGAAACGGCCTTTTCCACCAGCTTCGGCGGCTTCGCAAAGAGCGCAGCCAGCTTGCGCCAGACGGTCGAAATCCTCCAGCGTCAGCCCAAACTTCTTGAGCTTACAGCGGCGGCGGTTGCGGTCCGCCGCGGCGGGCGTTTGGTTGTTTCTAGCCCGTGCCTTGGCGTTTATGCACGGCTGGCAGTAAGGCCTAACGGCTCTTGGCGCTCTCGTGCTGTTTAGCGAGCGAAAAGCAGACCGAGGCAGAACCTCTCCGCAGCACGCGCAGGGTTTCGGGTCGGCCAACATCTTAACACCAGGCCTGCAGGCCATCGGGGATCACCTCAAAGAAAAGAGCCGGGGGCTTGTGGGCCCCCGGCTCGGAACCCCTACGGGGAGGGGGCTATCTCTGGCCTAGACCAGGGCGGCCTGCTCTTCGCCAGCTTCAGCGGCTTCGGCCAGGGCCTGTTCCACTTCGGCGGGGAAGGGGGCAGCCGCAGCGACCAGAACGGGCTTTGCCCGGGCGGCCTTGCGGGGAGCTTCGTCTTCGACAACAGCCATCCAGTCGACGATGCCGTGGCCTTCGGCGAGCTGGAACTTCGAGCCCACCGGGCGGAAGTGGTTGGCGGGGTAGACACCCGGGTGGATAGCTTCCACCCAGGTGTTTTTCCCAGCCTTGTCGTAGACGCGGCGGCCTTCAGCGTCGAAGCGTCGGCCTTGTGCGTCAATGCGGGCTTTGCTCACGGTTCAGCCCCTTAGACCGGCATCGCGTCAGGGTAGGCGCGCTGGGCCGGGTACGGGTCCATCGACAGGAAGGCGTTGATCTTGCCAGCCGTCACGGTCGTGGTGGCGATCACGCACAGGATGCCGAGATACCGCTCGTACACCGCGCCTTGCGGCAGGGCGATGGAGCAGATCAGGCCACCCGCGTTGAGGCGGGCGTCGTTCGCGGCGGCGTCATCCGTCACGAGCGTGCCCGTGTCGTAGTGGATCGTCGCGGACGTGGCCAGGTCGGCCGTGCTGTCCGAGGCCAGCTGGAACTTGATCGTACCGGCGGAACCGCCGGTGATGATTTCCGTATCCGTCTGGATGATGAGGTACAGGGGCTGGCCCGCGCCAATGTCGCGCGAGGCAGAACCCAGGTCGATGACATCGCCGATGAGGGCGGTGCCTGCCGCAGCTGCCACCGAAACGGCATCTGCGAACTCGTTGCGTTCGTCGAGGATCATGGTCTTGTTCTCCAGGGGCCCCGCTTACGCGGCGACCTTTGCTTCAGTGTGCAGCAGGCTGTCGACCCGGCGAACCGGGAAGCCGTCGAAGGTCATCACGGACTGGCCAGCGACGTCCGACATCATCAGGGTCGAGTTCTTGACCTTGTTGACCATCTGGCGGCGCAGGAAGCTGTGAACGCGGCGGCTGCAGTAGAAGGCACCACGGATGCCGGTCAGGTTCGGGATGAACGAGGCGACGTCGGTCATCAGGTCGATGAGGTCAGCGCCGGTCGCGGCATCCTTCGTCAGCTCGGCGAAGTCAACCTGGATGCGGTAGACGTAGCGCCAGTCCTTGAGGACCAGGCCAGCGTCCATGCGGTAGTGCGTGCGGTAGGCTTCCATCCGGCCACCGGCACCATCGACGTTCTCGATGGTGATCTGGCCCTTGTCGTCGGTCTTGAGACCGGCAACGGAGCCCTTGGGGTAGGTCATGAAGCAGGAGTTCGGGCCCCAGCCAATGAACCAGATCGAGGTGTTGGTGGAGTTCGAGCCGTCGGCGGCCGAGGCGTTGATGTTCTGGCCGTTTTCGGCGGACAGCGAGGAGTAGCGAGCGGCGAAGCCCGTGAACTTCTCGGGGGTGACGTCTTCGTCGGCGTAGAAGATCGAGGAGGCGAGGTCTTGCGACATGCCCTCGATGTGGGCGGTGTCTTCCGACAGGCGGAAGGCGGCGGTGTTGCCGTTCAGGTCAGCCAGGGCCTTGTCGACCTCGGCGTAGGCTTCCATCATACCGGCGTTGTCGGTCACCTGGGCGGTGCGCGACTTGGTCGGCTGAACGCCGCCGTACAGCTTGCGCCAGGTCGGGGCAGGCAGGCCGGTGCGGATGGTCGAGCGGTGACCCGTCGGCAGGTTGCCTTCGATGTACACGGCGTCGGCCAGGATTTCGTTGGTCTGGGCGAGGATTTCGACGATCTTGTCGACCTTGCCGTTCGGGTCCAGACGCTTGGAAACGTCCAGCAGAGTGGGGTGGGTATCCGCAAGGGTGGCCACGGTAGTTCTCCAGTCAGTTCATGTTGGGGAAAAGGGTCTTGGCTGCGTCCTGGGCAGGGGAGGACTTGCCCCCCGCCACGAACGTGTCTTCGCTGATGGCCTTGCCGACACGGAACATGAACCGGATGACTTCCGGGTTGTCGCCGAGGCGGTGTACGTCCAGCAGTTCGCGGAGTTCCGGCGTGCCGAACTGGTCGACTGCCTTCTTCGCGACCGCCAAGTTGGCCGGGAGAGCATCGCCCCCGAACTCCTTGTCGGTTTCGGCACGGGCCTTCCAGTCGGCGAACATCTCGCTCGTCGCCTGTTGGCTTTCAGCGACCCACTTCTGGGCCAGCTTCACGCCAAGGTCCGTGACCTTTTGCGCGGCGTCCTGCGGCAGGTTGAGTTCCTTGGCGACGTTCTTGAACTCACCGAGCAGTTCAGCGTCGAGTTCGACGCCTTCCGGCACGGAGAAATCCTCGTAGGCCTCTGGCGCGCCCTGGGGTGCGTCGTCGGCCTTGTCGCCTTCGGCCTGCTGCGCCTGTTCGCCTCCGACCGGATCGGTCGGGGCGGCTTCGGCTACCGGCTGCTGTGCGGTGGCGTCGTTGTTGGCGACGTCGCCCGCGGTCTGCGATGCGGCTTCATCGGTGGGTGTGTCGGCCGTCATCAGCGTCGTGTCAGTCATGTCCGAAATGCTCCTGCATCATGGTCTGGAAGCCCAGCGGCGCGGCCTTGGCGACCTTGCCCTGGAACTCGAGACCGATGGCGCGCTTGCCTTCCCTAAAGAACGTCTCACTGTTGCCAGTGAAACTTGAGACGTAGAGACCCGTGGCCTCGAGCAGACGCCAGACAATCCGGCGGCCCCGAGGCGTGGCCATGAGCCATTCCAGATCGGCCTTGTCAGTGTCCCTGCGGTTCCGAGCGTCCTGGGCTCTCGCCTCGGCGCTCTTGTGCTGGGTCTCCAAGTCGGTCGGGTCTTCCTGGCTCATAGCGGGAACCTACGTCGCGCGCGGAACGGAAGACATACCGCGCTCGAGCCGGGCCAGCGAGCAGGTGTGCTTTTCGACCTCCCCGTCCAGGCGGTGGTAGGTCTCCGCATCCATCGAGCGCACCGACCGATAGCCGCTTGCGTGGCTCCAGATGTCGGGGGCGGCGAGGGTCCGTTTGTATTTCACCGTCACGCCCGGGTAGTCCTTCTCGTCGCCGTGGTGGACGTGGCCGACGTACCAGACGCGAGAGCCGTGCTGTGAGGCTTGCCACAGGTCGGGCACGTCGACGGCCATCAGCAGAGGGAGGTCTTTGCCCTTCGCCCCGTCGCCGTGGGTGGTGCCGATCAGGTTGGTGCCGAAGCCCATGAACCAGTAGGGGTTGGGGCTGGTGACGACCGTGACCCTGGGCTCGTTCTCGTAGAGCAGCGCCAGCATCTCGGCCAGCATGATCGCCGTGATGCCGTCGTGGTTGCCGGGGTTGATCCGCACGGTGAGGTAGAGGTGCTTCTCGAGCATGCGGGCGATGTGGTGGCGCTTGCAGCGGATGCTGGCGCGGACGACCTCGGCGTGGCGGCCGTGCGTGTCGAGATGGTGGCCGCTCTTGGTGCGGCTCGCGTTGTTGTCGGCGTGGAGGCTGTCGCCCAGATCGATGTAGAGGGCGTAGGTCGAGGAGGGCGTAGAGGCGACCAGCCTGTCGATGGCCGCCTTGGTGATGCGCTCGAACTCGGCCAGGTCGAAGGACTGTCCTGTCTCTTCCTTCCACGAGTAGAGGCCTGCGTGCGGATCGCCTTGCGGGTAGACCGTCAGCAAATCGTCGTCGGTGTGTGCGGGTGGGGCGAGGGGCTCGAGGGGCTCCAGTTTCTCAAGCAGCGCCGCCTTGATAGCCAGCAGCCGCTCGGCCTGCGCCTCGGCGTCTGGCGACTGGCGCTCCCACACCCGCTCGACGCCGTTGGGGCCGCGCTGTACGGTGACCTTGCCCATGCGGTAGCCGGGGGCGACGCCGTCGTTGAAGTGGCCGGGCGCGTGGCCGTGGCGGGCGGCCTCTTTGTTGTAGCGATCCGCTGCTTCCTGCACGGATGACTTCCCCAAGCCCAGTGCCTCCGCGGCTTTGCGGACGCTGCCGTGCTCTCTGACCGCCTCTGCGGCCCGCCACTGGGTGTCTGTAGCCCAGTCGGGCTTGTGGCCGTCGGGGGGAACGAAGGTCAAAGCCATGAGGCGTTTCCGAGCTGTGGGAGGGGGCGGCCTGTTCGGCGTGGATCACGCAGCCCAGCGGCGCGACACGAGTTCGGACACGCCGAAGCGGCCCTTCCCGGCTGCGATGGCATGTTCCGCGTACTCAAACGTGTCGCCCGGCGTCAGGCCGGTGGCTTCCGATGTCGTGCCGTCGTAGTAGGTCAGCAGCGCCTTTGTGAAGCCCGCAGGAACCGGCTCGGTGAACACCGGCAGGCCGCGTGTGGCCGTCCCGCTCGTCGTCAAGATCGGGGATGTGGCGACCGTGCCCAACTCAAACTGCGGGTTTGACAGAATGATGCTGCCTGTGGCGTTTGCTGCCGCGCCAAATCCGGTGCGGATCGTACCGTTCCCTGCCAACACTGATGTCGTCAGCGTAAACGTCCGCCGACCAACCGCCGGGTTTACCAGAACATTGCTGGACGCGCCCGCCGGGAGCGTGGTGCCATAGGCCACCGAACCCGGCGTCCCCGCCGTCGCTTCGACATAGACGCTGTAAATATATGACGAGTTCGCCGCGAGGGCGATTGTCTGCGAGAACCAAGCCCTTTGAGCGGTGCCCGATTGCGAAAAAGCGGTGTTGAGAATGGTCGAGGATACGGGGGCTGAGACACCCGTAATGATGCCCTCGTCCCAACTCGTCGGCCTGTTGCCGCCGCTGTTTGCAAACACGCTGTTGATGAGAATGTTCGTCGCCGCCGGTTCCAGCGCCAGCCCGCGATCAGTCCGCTGCGGGGCGTTCTCCGCGAACGCCGTCAGCGTACCCGCCGCCGTCAGGCCCGTCGCCGCGCCCGTGCGGGTGTAGGCCGAGCCAGCGGGCATGGCCGACGTGAAGTCATGGGTGACGCCACTCCCCTTGAAAGACGAAATGGTCGTCTGGCCGAAACCAAGGGCGAGGGCCTGGCTCACAGGTAGAGGGCCTTGATGTCGGTGGCCGTGGTGTTGGTGGCGTTCACCCGGCGGCAACGGACAGGCAGGATCGTGCCGCTCGCGACGTTCTTGAACGTCTCGACCACAGCGCCATCGCTGTCTTCGACGCCGACCACGACCACGTTGCCGCCGACGCCCACGAAGAGGGCCGCGGCAGCGCCGCCTGCGAAGTCGGTACTGTCGTGGGGGGTGACTGCAGCGAAGCTGCGTGCGGGACCGTCGGACATGTCGTTCTCCTAGTAGCTGTACGGCGCTGGCGAGCCGTAGCCGGTCAGCTGGTTCATGATGTCGGCCCCTGCGTTCGAGGCACCGTTCTGCGTGGCGACGCCCCCCAGCTTGCCCATGCTCTCGGCGGCCTGCTGCGCCTGGACTGCTGCCTGTTGCGCCGCCTGCTGGTCGGCACGGGCCTTGCGGACGAGGGCGACCTCCTCCTTGCCGACGATCAGCTCGGGGTCGACGCCGATCTGGTCGGCGTAGTTGTCCACCCAGCGGTCGGCGTCGAACTTGTCGAGCACTTCGGGCTTGATCTGGGCCATAGCGCCGAGGTTGCCGACGAAGCGGTCGGTGCTGTTTGCGCCGATGGCGCGTTGGGCTTGGGCCAGGATCGAGACGAACTCGACGTCGAGGTTCACGCCGATCAGCTCTTCGGGGGGCGGCGGCAGCGCACCCGCCTGCAGCAGGCGCTCGAAGGTGATTTCGATGAGCGGGTCGAGCAGCTCGTTGTGCAGACGCTCGAGCACGGGGCCCAGCATCAGGAGCTTCTCCTCGTGGCGCTCTGCCACCTCGGTGGCCGTCATGTTGGTCGAGACGGCCTGCGAGATCATCAGGAACAGGTCGGAGTACATGCCCTCGCGGATGCGTTGGCGGACGTCCTGAATGTCCATCAGCAGGTGGTTGAGGTCGAGGCCCACTTGGAAGAGGGGCTTGACGCCGCCACCGGCCGAGGCCGTGTCGGCGACGGTGTAGCCGCCGGGCAGGATGTCGACCTCCTCGCCCTTGAGGCTCGAGGGGCCCTGCAGCGGCGGGCGGGTCTGGTAGTCGATGCCCTGGCTCTTGCGCAGTTGCTCGTGCTGGAGCTGCTTGATGTCGCCGAGCACTTCCATGCCGGGGCTCTGGCCGTAGACGTCCTCGCTCGAGGTGTACCAGCGAGGGGCCAGGACGCGGAACCGCTCGAAGCCGCTCTCGCGCAGGAGCTTGTCGCCGTCGCCGCCCTTCTCGAAGTAGCACGACGCCCAGGGCATGTCGCGGCTGGCCTTGGAGCGGATGTCGCGCTCCTTGCGGGGCTCGATGGCGTGGACGATGGTGACCCAGCTGTCGCCGTTGCCGTTGGAGACCATGTTCTTGACGGCCGACGAGCAGTTCTCAGCGCCGAACTCCTGCACCAGCTGGCGCGCGGTCTTCTGCAGCTCGCGGTACGACGTGTCGACGTTGCCCTTGAAGTCGGTGGCCAGGGCGTAGCGGCCCACGGTGTTGGGGTAGAGGTGGATGCCCCTCTCGAAGTCATCCATGATGAGACTGTTGCCCGTGCCGAAGGCACCAAGCTCTTCGTAGAGCTGGTGCAGGGCGCGGTAGGTGTTGGACTGGCCGAAGACGGCCTGCATCTTGCGGGTGACCTGGGCCAGCCAGACCTTGACGGGCTGGTACTCCATCAGCGCGTCGTCGGGGATGCGCAGGCGGAACCAGGGGCGCGCGGGGCTGGTGACGCCCGACATCATGCCCGCCGACAGGATGCGCAGAGCGCCCGTGCCGGTGCGGTCGTAGATGTTGTTGTGGCGCTTCTTGCCGTCGTTGCGGTCGGTCACGGAGAAGCGGCCAGCACGAGGAAAGAGCTGCGTCGACAGCTCTTCCCAGTGCGATACCCACGACGACCGCTCGGTCTCGAGCATGGACCATCGCTTCTGGTAGTGCTGCTTCTTGGGGGTCTCGGTCACGCTGGTGACCCCAGGTTCAGTCGGATCATGCGGAGGCACGCCTCGAACAGCACCGCATCGCTACGGCCGCGGCGCTGGACGCCGCAGGCTTCGGCCAGGCGGGTGATCTGTTCGGTGGTCAGGGTCATGTTCATCCACCCAGGAGCGTGTTGCGGCCGAGGGCCATATTCTGCAGCGGAGCACCGCCTGGCCCTGTGAGCAGGGTGGCGGCAGCCGACCCCACCTTGTTGGCCCTGAACAGCGAGGCCAGGTTGGGGGCCTGGCGTTGTGCCTTGGCCTCTGCCTGCTGCGCGTCGGCCTGCGTCTTGGCGGCGGCAGCAGCTGCCTCACGCTGCGCAGCCTCTTGAGCGCGCAGAGCCTTGCGCTGATCGCTTGCAGCGCCGAACACAGCGGCAACGGGGGACAGAAGGCGAAGCGGGTTACCGCACATGGTTTAGGCCTCGAGCTTAAGCGAGCGGATCGTAGTCGCGGGGCTTCCTCGAAGACATACCGGGCATGTTGCGCATCTTCGGGGTGTTGATGCAGGCGAGGGCCAGAGCGGATAGGTGGTCGGGGCTGCGCTTGATCCTGTCGACGATGTCCTCTCTGCTCTCGACGTAGACCTGCGAGCCGCGGAGCTTCCACTTCGGGGCGCAGAGGTCGGCCAGGAGCTTCTTCGACGGGGGCAGGGCGATGTTGTTGTTGGCCTCTGGGTCGAGCAGCTCGCGCAGCCGCCAGATGTGCTCCGACCGCTGGTTGAAGAAGCCCAGACGCCCCGACTTGTCGCGGGCACCCGACTTCTCCGACACGTTGACACCGAGCACCTGCTGCCTGGCCTCCTTGAGGAAATCGTAGGGGCTCGAGCCCACGCCGATGATGTCGATGTGGATGGGGCTGTGGTCGCGGTTGGCGGCGATGGCCAGGCCCGCCACCATCGGGCCGTTGGGCGTCTCTGCTCCCGGGTACTCGAGGGGCTCGTCGAACCACCAGCCCTCGTGCCTGCGGTAGATCACGGTCTTGTCCTTGCCGCCTCGCGCCACGTCGACGCCGAGCGACAGCATCTCGGGCTTGGGCGAGAGGGGCTTCCAGCGGGCCTGGGCCAGCTCCACCCAGCGGGTCGGGATGACCTGCCAGATGTCGTCCTCCATGCCCGCCTTGAAGTCGCCATTCAGCATCTGGCTGCGAAGGGGTTCTGGCAGCGCCTGTAGCGTGCTCATGTAGCCGGTCCCGGTGAGGAAGGGGTTGTCTCGCACTCGCGAGGGGATGAAGGTCCGAGACATGGGTTGGATCACCAGGTCTGGGCTCTCTGCGTAGTCGGCGGGGTTGAAGTCGTACTGCGGCTCTCCGTCGGCGATGACGAAGGGCTTGCCGGTGTCGACCTCGAGGTCGTTGCCAGCGACGGTGGCGAACCAGCGCAACTCGCCGGGCACGGCGGGGTTGGGGTGCTTGTCGTCGAGCCAGGGGCCGAAGAAGTCCACGATCCACCGGCCCTCTGCGCTGGTGGGCGGGTTGAAGGTCAGCAGTGCCTGGCAGCGTTGGCCGACCACCGTGGTGCGCAGCCAGCCCAGGAGGAAGCGCACCTGCAGCTCGAGGAAGTTGGCGGCCTCGTCGAACACGATCAGGTCGTGCGGTCGGCCCTGGTACTTCTTCTCGTCCCCTGCGTTGGGCACAGAGCCCAGCTCGATCTGCAGGGCCTTGCCGTCGCTGCGCGTCTGCCGCCAGATGCCCTTGGTCGAGTTGTAGCCGTCCTTGGTGCCGAACAGCTCCTCGAGCCTGTCCTCGATAGCGGACAGCTCTGTGCCGACGCGGCGCAGGATCATGATCTTGCGGTGGTCCTCGATGCTCTTGCCGCAGGCCAGGTCGGTCTTGCCGCCGCCTGCAGCACCACCGTAGCCGATGATGTCCGCCGTGCTCTGGTAGGCGTCGGTCTGTGGCCCGGGCAGGGGCCGCCAGCGTTTCTTGTCCCGGGCCAACAGGGCGAACAGCTCGCGCCTCTCTGCCTCGGTGAGGTGGGGCAGCAGCTTCTGGACCTCGGCGACCGAGGGGGGCCTCACGCGAGGTCTGAGCCGTCTTCGGGCGCACCGTCTGCCCGGGCCTGGGCCAGCGCCAGCAA